AGATCTACAATTAATTTATGATTTCGTTGAAGAATCAAACTCAACTAATTCAAACACAGACAAGCTAAATGTCTTAAAGACATACACACAGTATGAAAGTGTTAAGAAAGCATTAGTTTATACGTATGATACCTATAAACAATATGGTGTTACATCTAAGAACTGTAAAAAGAATTCAGATCTTATTAGTCCATACCATCAATTTGAGGATCTTTTTACACTGTTGGACTATTTAAATGATAGAATAATCACAGGACATGATGCGATCAAGGCAGTTAATCGATATGTATCAGATAATCCAATGTACGCTGATCTTATTTGGAATATTATTGATAGAAACTTAAAGACCCGTTCTACAACTTCTATGATTAATAAGGTGGTTCCAGGATTAATTCCAACATTTGATGTAGCACTTGCAAATGCATATAATGAAAAAACGGCAGCCAAGGTTAAATGGGAAGATGGTTATTTTGTTAGTAGAAAATTAGATGGTATAAGATGTATTACAATCATTGGCAATGATGGTGAGATTAAATTCTTTAGTAGAGCTGGAAATGAGTTCTTAACACTAGATGCTTTAAAACCATCAATCCAAAAATTAGGGCTTACTAATATGGTCCTTGATGGAGAAATTTGTATGGTTAATGCAAATGGAGATGAAGATTTTACAGGTATTATTAAAGAGATTAAAAGAAAAGACCATACGATTAAGAATCCATTCTATTTTATGTTTGATATGTTAACTCTTGAAGATTTCACAAGAAAAGAATCAAATATTGTTTTGGGAGATCGTTTAACAAAACTAGAATCAATGGTTGCAGATGGAGATAAATTCATTAAAGTTTTAGAGCAATATATTGCGAATGATAATGTATTTGAAGACTTAATGGCTCAATCAAAAGAAGGTGGTTGGGAAGGACTAATGATTCGTAAGAATTCAACCTATCAGGGAAAACGTAGCAATGATATTTTAAAGGTCAAATCCTTCCATGATGCTGAATATATTGTAATTGAGGTTGAAAACTCAGTTAATAGGGTAATTGTAGAGGGTCGTGAAGTAGAAGAAGAAATGTTAAAGAATGTAGTGATAGAGCACAAAGGACATCGTGTTCAAGTAGGTAGTGGATTTAGTTTAGAGCAAAAGCGACACTACTACAAACACCCAGAAGAAATCTTAGGAAAACAAATCACCGTACAATATTTCGAAGAATCACGTGATCAAAACGGAGGCTATTCTCTCAGATTTCCAGTAATAAAAGCTATATATACAGAAAGAAGAGATTTTTAAAATTAAACATATGTACCAGAAAAAAGGCAGAATAGGATTTACTGCAGGTAATTTTGACCTGCTACACCCCGGATATATTTACACATTTGAGGAGGCAAAGAGACACTGTGATTATTTCATGGTGTTTTTACAGGAAGATCCATCAGCAACAAGATACACTAAATATAAGCCTGTAGTGCCCCTTTACGANAGATACAANACCTTAATGGCTATTAAATATATTGATGAGGTGGTTACCTATCAAACTGAAGAAGACTTAATTAAATTAATGGAATTCTATAAACCAGACGTAAGAATCTTAGGTGATGATTATATTGGAAAAAGATTTACTGGAGATCATTTACCGATTGAGGTTATTTATACTACTCGAAGTCACGAATGGTCAACTACTAAAATCAAAGATTTGATTACAAAGCAGACAATTGAACAAAATCCTAACGTTTTAAATCAAGTAAAAGAATGAGAATAATTGTAACTGGAGGGTTTGGTTTTATTGGCTCCTCATTTGTAAATACAATCGCGCGTAAAAATCCAACTGCCGAAATAGTAGTTGTAGATAAATTAACATATGCCGCAGATCCAAACAACATCAAAACAAATGTTAAATTTATAAAAAAGGATATTTGTGACGTAGTTCCAGAAGATTTAGGCAATTATGATTATTTAGTTCATTTTGCAGCTGAAAGTCATGTTGATAATTCAATCAAAGACGGTCGGCCTTTTGTTAGAACTAATGTCGAAGGAACATTTAATCTAATTGAATGTGCCAGAAAAAATTTAAGTCTAAAGAAATTTATTCATATTTCAACTGATGAAGTATATGGAGATATGGATGATTATGAAGGGCAAGTATTAGCTGATGAAAATTATCAACTAAAGGGTTCTTCTTATTATTCAGCAACTAAAGCCTCTTCAGATATGCTGGTTCTTGCAGCACATCGAGTTTTTGGCCTACCATACATAATTACCAGAACATGTAATAATTATGGATTGCATCAAAATGATGAGAAATTTATTCCAACCATTATTAATGCGATTAGAGAGGATAGAGAAATTCCATTATATGGTGATGGTAAAAATATTAGAGAATGGATTGACGTCGATGATAATGCTAACATAATTCATGAATTGATGGTATCTGATATGGTTAACGAAGTATTTAATATTGGTTCAGGTGAAAGATACACAAATCTACAAATTATTTTAATGATCGGTGAATTCATGAATAAAGTTCCAAAATTTAAATTTGTAGAAGATCGCCTTGGACACGATAGGTGTTATGCATTAAATTCAAATAAATTAATGTCAATATTTCCTTGGTTTAAACCACTTCTATTTGTTGAATTTCTAAAGGATTCAGTTAAAAATATTACGCAATGATACTAATATTAGGAGATGGTTTGCTAGGAAGCGAACTTCAAAGACAAACCAGTTGGAATTACATTTCTAGAAAGAAGGACGGATTCGACATAACAAATACATCAAATTGGGTGGATTTAATCCCAAAAGAAACCAAAGTTATAGTTAATCTAATAGCAAATACAGATACTTACAGTGATGATTATTCTAAAATGATTGATACTAATTATAAAGGAGTTAAGTTACTAGTGACATTCTGTAATCATCGTGGCATTAAATTAGTACACTATTCTACAGATTATGTATATGTTGATTCAAATTCTTATGCTTCTGAAAAGAGTATTGCCAATCCAAAAAATATTTATGGAATATCAAAATTATTAGCAGATGAATATGTTTTAGAGAATGGAAAGGGTTCATTGGTTCTACGAGGTTCACAGAAAATCAAGCCCTTTCCGTATCCTAAAGCCTATATTGATGTTATTGGTAATTTTGACTATCCTGATAGAATCGCAGAATTAGTTGTAAAAATGATAGAGCATGGAGCAACTGGACTCTATAACATTGGAACTCCAGCCAAATCAATGTTTGAATTAGCAAAACAAACTAATCCAGAAGTAGAACCAACTCGGGCGCCAGATCATTTTCCAAAGGATGTTACAATGGATCTGACAAAGATGAACAAATTTTTAAAAGATAAATAAATACAGTAGATTAATTAATACTTAATAGAATTAAAATGGAAACAAATAAAAAAGTTACAGTGGTTGGCGAGGAATATAGAACTAATGCTCTATCATTAATACCTGGAGGTTCATCAGTAGAGGTGCATTATCGAGATCATGTTAAAGTGTATACTAATATTAAAAACACAGGAGCCTATATTAAAAAAATAACAACCGAATCAAATGATCCGATTCTTGCAATCTATGTGGATGGAAATAAACAAAACTAAACAAAAATGAGTATACTTTTACCGGTAATTATCGCCGCATGTGCGTTATTTTTAGTAGTTAGGCTAATAATCTTAAAAAAAACAGAAGAAGCCCTGGATAAACCAGATGAAACCCCAATAACAGAGATAAAAATACCTGAAAGTAGGGTAAATAATCTTGGTAGAAATCCAAAAGATCCAAGAGGTCGCAGATAATTTAAATTTTTTTGAAACAATTTTTAAAAGCATAATATAAACTAAGTAAATTTTAAAACACGAAAATTATGAATGAATTATTAGACAACTTAGTAGAGTTGGTAGACGGTATCAGAGAAGACGCTGCTAAATTCGACGAAAAAGGAAACAAGGCTGCTGGAACAAGAGTTCGTAAAGCAATGCAATCAATTAAAGCGACTGCACAGGATGTAAGAACTTATGTTTCTGAAAAGAACAACGCTTAGTTAAAAATTAATTGGTATATAAAGTACCAAGAAAACGTTCTTTAAAATATTGGAAGGCACATTAGAGATTGATCATTGATAATGTGAGTGTATTGCCGAATAAACCCTGAGGAAAGAGGGGCTAAGGCACGCCAGACATCAGACAAGTTCTGACTTAGTTGCAGAAGTGAGTAATTAAGACCTGAAATAGTAGATGGCGGTAGATCAGGAAAACTATATAAACCTATTTTTCCAAGAGCATTGCAAGTACCCGAGAGGAAATCTTGCCCCAAGTGACCGAATAATCCTATCCAATAGGGGATAAGGTACAACTAAAGCCACACGAATTGGCGCATTAACGAGATTAACCATCTTGAGATGAACTTGAAATAAAAGTAAAGTTGGTTGGTATGCAGTAATCAATACAATTGGATGATCTTCTAGAGCTGGTATACTCTAGTACACGTCCCTT